GACATATTCTTTAAAAGTTTTATAATCACAGTTTTTCATCTCGTGGGGAAAATGTAAGAGACCGTGGGGAATAAGCTCAATCCAGTCCAGTTGGTCTTTCAAAGCCTCTAAAGTTTTATCTCTTAAAAGCCTTGCTGAAACATCCCGCTCATAAGTAAAATCATAGGGAATCGTAAACATGGATACTTTTAACTTGGGGTATGATTCCCTTAGTTTAAGCAGTAAATCAAGACGGTTGTTTAAAATAGAAAAGTCGTCAAAATCCAGAACAATAGTTTTCATTTTTCTCCTATCCCAAAAATAATTAAAAGATATTCAAGGTCGGATAAATCCACAAAAGAGATATTCTTAAAACCGTTGTCTTTAAACATTTTCTCCACATCTTCTTTATCAAAACTCCAAATATGTTCAGTTGATCCAACCCTGTTTTCAAAAGGAGTGGTGACGATTAGTTTCCCACCGGTCTTTAATATCCCGAAGGCCTCTTTGAATAAAACCGACGGATCATCGAGGTGTTCGATAGTCTCTCCGCAAAAGACCACATCAAAATAGTTTTGGGGGAGAAATTCCAGACTACCGATATATCCCTGTTGATAATTGCCCTTCAATTCTTTTTTGTTCTGTTCGATAACATCATCGGAGATATCCACTCCCCAGCATTCCACCTTATCCGTTAACAGGCGGGCAACTTTCGCCACCCCGCACCCTAGGTCGATAAACTTATCCCCTTCTTTGATATATTTAACCGCTTCGGTAAACCGCTTACTGTCGGCTTTGTATTCATGGGCCTTGATAGGGTTGGTGTAGCTATCGTTCCAGTAAACTCTGGTGTTGATTTGGAAATCACTAACTTTCTTCATAACCTTCCTTATATCGGGTTTGTTTTTGTTTAATTCTTTTTTCAAAATATTCCGGATAATCACTTCTTTGTTTGTTGGTCCCATCCGGACCATGTGAAACAAAGTAGTTTTCCAGATACCCCTGAGTAAAGCCGTGGTACATGAGATACTGGCTCATCTCCATATCCTGTACCCCATGAAGAAAAGAGTTATCATCCCATTTGAATTGATCATAAACCGAAGCATCCACAAAGTGACAGATTCCACCCAGGTGTTTGGTTACTCCGACCAGTTCCCCCCTTAGCGTGCCATAGCCGATCCTTGGCGCTCCACCGGGGTTATCTACGAGTCCCTGAATATAGCAGGACAAAGCGATCTTATGGTTGGACTTCCAGATCTCCACCATTTTGGCAAGCCAACCCTTAGTCAACCCGATTGCGTCATTATCCCATTTCACGATAATGTCAAACTTTCCTTTCATAAAATTAGTGATCTGGTTGGAAGCCTTGGAGATGCCATAGTTGTAGGGGTTTAAAATAAAATTGGGGGTGTGTTCTTTTACCCAATCAATTGATCCATCAGTTGAGCCGTTATCTATTACAAAGTGTTCATAAGGATATTCGGCGGTTTCTTTTAAACTCTTAAAAGACTTCTTGGTATAATCAAGCCGGTTATAAGTAATTGAGAAAATGCCCACTCTGGGATTGTCGCGGGGTGTGTTTTTCAAATACGGAAGCTCAATCTCTAAATCATACGAGTCCCAATCGGGAGCAAAGCGAGTTTCACTATCATGTTTGGTCTTTACTTTGACCGATTTCATATCTTCGTGAAGATAGTAGTCGGTAATAATAAGGGGGATTCTAACAAACTTCTTTCCATACTTACAAAGTCTCACCCACAAATTCCAGTCCACATACTTTTTATACCTTTCATCCCATCCACCCACATCAAACAAAGCCTGTCTCTTGATTAAAACATCCGAGGTATCAATAAAGTTTCTCTGCATTAAAAGAGAAGGATCAAAATCAGAGGCAATCCCCAATTGGGGAGCGATCCTTTTGGTCTCATCATTTAGCCACCTGTCGCCATAAGCCACGTCGGTCTTACTGTTTTTCTGCATTTCGTTAAAAAGAATAGCCAAATGGTCGGGTCGATAGGTATTGTCATCGTCCAGGAAAGCAATATACTCGCCTTTAGAGGCAAGGATCCCTTCATTTTTGGGTCTGGTATCACAACCGAAGTTTTTAGTCCGCTTTATATATTTAATCCGGGCATCTTTAAAACTCTTAACCACTTCTTCGGTGTTATCTTTGGAGTTATCATCCACAATTATCACTTCAAAATCCTTAAAGGTTTGGTTTAAAACACTTTCAATGGCTCTTTTAAGCCTTTCCGGGCGTTTATAGGTTGAGATAATTACCGAGATCATATAATTCCTTTCTTCATGGCTTCTTTGCGCCATTGAGGTTTATCTTTTTCCCAGGACTTCACGCGGGATTCTTCCCAGCGCTTCGCTTTGGGATCAGTTTTTAATTGATGATCGCGTTCATCGATGAATTTATCAGCAGAACCAATGGGATCTTTACTAAATTGGTGTTTCATGCCTTCCTCGTAGGCTTTCCAGGAAGGAGTGTATTTGAAAAAAGGAGAACCAGGCTTATCGCGAAGTTTGACAGCGGGTCGTTCATCATCATCATTGACTAAACGATAGTGTCCGGTGGAAACAGCTATCCATTTCATAAAAAAAGACACCCGTTTTGGGTGTCTGCATTTATTTCAAATGTTGACTAAATATATCATATCACTGCAAAAAATAAATTGCAAGACACAAAAAGAGCCACATACAAGTGGCTCTTTTCCCGTGCTTGCCGCAATTTATGCAGTAGAGGACACGGTATGGTTGATGTTGACGAAAAACGCACAGTTTAGAACGTTAGCTCCAAACAAACATTTCCAGCCAGCAGTGGCAATTTTGTCTGTCGGATCTCCTGTTCCGCCTGATCCAAATGGTTTAACATAAGTTTTCAGGGCTTGGAGTTCAGAGACACCGAAGCCATCCTTACCAAAGATGGAAGTAACATAGATGGTGGTAGAAGCGGCAACCGCACTTCCGGTGTCGTAAGAACTACCCCTGGTGTAACCATTGGAAGTTTGTAAGAAGCGGACTCCGTACAATTTTCCAACTTCACCCGTAAGTAATCCTTCACGTCCTTCAGTGTATTTGTTTGCTTCGATCCAGCCACCTGTCGTGGTGTCACCCATCAGATCGTATAACGAATCCGGATGAGCAACGGCCACCCAGTTACCATCTTCCTGCTCGAAGGCATCATTCCTTCGTAATGTTCTACCAGCCTTTCTTACCTCGGAAACCAAAAGTTTGGCTCCAGCGGGTACGTCAGACCAGTAGGACACAGCAGAAGCTGACTGTTGCGTACCAGCAGTAGAGATGACATTTCTTACCAAAGTGTCGATAGAAATTCCGGCGTTGTAAGCCAGTCTTTCCACGGCAGCTTTCATAACATCTCCAAATGAGGCATAAGCCATAATATCAGAGATGGAAACAGCGCTGTCATACTGGGCGGTTGAGCCTGTATAATTAGTCGCGGAGAACGTCAAAGCACTGGTTGGTACTCCCTCGCCGGTTCCTGAAGAGATAGTTGGAAGATTAACCCATTTTGTCCAGTAAAGGACTTGTGAGCCATATCCACCCTCACCCTGGGGAACTTTGCGATTCAATTGTCCCAGTTGTTTATGAACGAGTTTTTTATCTGCTTGACGCAAAAATAGCTCGTCATAATAACGGTTCTTGATCGCCTGCGAGGTTGTAGTTGTGTTGGTTAATGCTGTATCTAAGGCCATGTTGATTCACCTCCTATTCTGTTTAGGAGTCTCACCAATAGCCATTAGCTTTCAGCCACTCCTCTTTTTCCTCAAGCGACATCTTGCCAGGGTCGGCTTGCTGGCCTTCCCTATTTAAGACTCTATTGGTGATCCCTTGGTCAGATTGTTGGGCTTTCACAATCTTGGCCTCTGTTTTGATAGCCGCAACTTTGGAGGTGATTTTGTTAGCCATAGCCAAAGCCTTTCTAGCAGCTTGGATTCTCGTTAAAGTGTAATTCCCAAAGCGGTCTTTCGACCCCTCATAAATGGAATAACCCAATTCGTCTAAATCCCTGCTATATTCAGTATTGGTAGGATTACCATCATCATCCGGTTTCGGATCAAATTGAGGCAATGTACTTCGGAGCAATTCAATTTCTAAGGCATCAGTCTTAGCTAAAGGTTTCTCCTCAACTACCGGCTGGGAAGCCATCTCTTTTTTAGGGAGCTGTCTCTCATAAGCCTTCATTTTGGCATAAACCTTTTTAAATCGATCCTCTGGTACATACCGTTTGCCTGTTTCATCAGATGCGGTTTCGACCAGTTCTGGTTCGTTTTCGGTTTCTTTAGATTCACCTGGGGGGGACTCTTTAGATTCCGCCGACTTCTCTGCCGTTGCACCTTCATCCACAGTGGTTTGTTCTGGAGTTGCTGCTTCCTCCCTAGTGTTATCCTCACTAATTTGGCCTTCTTCATCAGTCACCTGATGATCATTCATGGCCGCAGCTAAATCGTCGAGTGGAGACATTGTCTTCACCCCCTTCCTGCAGAGTTAAGAAAGTAACTCAGAACTTCCCTGCACCCTTTGCGGGTTGCTTGCAGGCTTTTGGCCTGAGAGAGAGGCACAACTAGTTACCCCTCTCTCAAGTCAAAAACTTTTTCATTATGTATTTTTAAATATCCGGGCAATCTAAATCCCCAACTGCAAAACTTACATGAAGCCGTGCCGTCGTGATTATCGATGTATCCGTTGTGTTCTTTCCAGTTATCCTTAGCGTGAGTGGTACAGATGGAATAAGTCACAGGCTTTCCCTGAAACTTCTCCGCATCTTCCCAATACTCGTCATCACTTTTTGGCAGACTTGGTATTTTTTTCATTTTCTTTTTGTAATATCTTTAAATCGTTATCAATTATGCCCATCAATCTTCTCAGTCCAATAAGCTCACGCCGCTCGTTTTCAAATTCAATTATCGGTTTTTTATCTTCCAAAAGCAAACTTGTAGCAAATAGCTGAATCTTAGCCTGATACCAGGATTTGATATATGACCAGCCGTTACTTCTTATCAGTTCTTCAAAGGCCTGGCCCCTGTTGAGGGAGTCCAGGAGGGCTTGCTGCTGCTCCTTGGAAAGGGTTTGCTCCTCCATTTGCACCTCCTCCCATCGGGGGCTGTCCCCCCATCATTTGTTCCATTGGATTAGGCATAGCGTTAAGTTGTTCTGGGCCAATCTGGGCGGGGGTATTTTCTTCCAACACGTCGTTTAATTCAATTCCCAAATTAAGTTTTTCAAAGATCTTTTCAGTCATTGCCGGATAGTTTAGTTTCTTTCCATCCGAAGCGAGTCCCTGTATCCATTCGGGTTTAGTGACCTTTTCTAAAGCCACAAAGAAGTTTTCCTGAAGCGCAATGGGGTCTGTAAGCTGTTCGCTTGAAGGAGAAGCTACGAAGTCATAATCCCCCACCACAGAGGGTTGGATATCCTCAGGAAGTAAAGTCAGGAAAGCAAAGTTATCATCTTTACCAACTACCAGTTTCCCTTGGGTTTCCAAATCCCCCGGCATGATAGGATTACCTTCGAGATCTGTGGTTGCTAGTTCGGTTTTTTCTTTCAAGAACTTAACATCATTTCTCCCGATTATCCTTACCTTTTGTTCTTCGGTGGTGTATTGAATCCGCAAATCTTTCCATTGATTGGCGATTCTCTCAATCACCATATGATTAAATAACTGGATCTTTAATTTAAACTGAGCGTTTGCTTCCTGTTGCACCAGTCTGATTCCGGTCGCGGTTTTATTAGCTACGTTTGGTCCTTCTTGAATACCGGTGGTGTAATCAGTGATCCCAGACCCATTCTGAAGCGCACCCGTCAGATAGTTCATGGTATTTACAAAGGTTGGACCCGTAACATCCGGTACCTGGATTGGCTCAACTGCTTCCATATCGCCGGTAGTGATAATATTCCCGGGCGCAGAAAACAAAGTATGCATATCAACGTCCGCGTTCTTCTTAACTTTCCACATGGATCTTAGTGTCAGCTGTACATTATCAAGCCTCTGGTTTAGAACCGCATTTATAGCCCGCTGGATGCGGTCTACGGGTTCGATTTCTCCCATTCCGTATAATTCACCGGGATAAGGATAATCCACGCCATAGATTATGGGAAACTCGCCATGAAAATAGGGGTTTTCCACATCTCTTATGATCAGTCCATATTCAGGAACCGCATATACCCAGCGGTCTCTTTCGTATCTAATCATTACCACAAACTCCGGATTCTGCCTATCTTCTCCATGTAGTTCTTGAGTTGAAAGCATTACCCGTCGATGTTCGCGATAGTTAATATCTGAAGGTTGATATCCTCTCTTACGGTTGTCTTTAGCCGCGTCTGCCTCGATTGATTCTTTTAGTTTATCCAGGTTCTTCCAGTATTCACCACCTCGGGCATCATTTTCTCTTTCCAGTTCGTCAATAGTTTTAAAAGTGCGGTACATAAACCAGCGCATATTATCCAGATTGGTCGCGTTGGGATCCGGGAAGCAGTCATAGATATTCAAAACCTCAAAGTTGGGACCATCATACTCGGTTACTGTAATGTCTTTGGTGGAGTTTGGAGTCCAGATCATCTTACCGTTTAATCTCTTGGGTTCCATTCTCTTTTTCTCTCTTTCCCTGAAATCCCAATAAGTTCTTCCAAAGGCAGTTCCAAATAAAAGAAGTGATTTAACAAAATTTACCAGCTTAGGAAACATTACCGCCCTCCGCCAGTCATACTTGATGAGAGCGTTTAAGATTTGATTGGTGGTTACATCTCCCTGTTCTACGGGATAAAAAGATCCAGTGGGTTCGTTTGCCACCATACGGGGGGTTATAGTTTCGATAACTCTGAATATCCGGGGATCAAAGACGCGGGCATTGTGGGGATAAGTGGCTGAATCGATATAACAGCGATACAGTTCTTCCTGATTATTCATTCTCTCATGAACTGGATCCAGGTATCTCTTGGCTAACTCGTACTGCTGGTTAATATCGATGATTAGTTGCTGTTCGTCCTGTTTTTTAGACATATAAAAAGACACAGATTGCTCTGTGTCCTGCGAATAATTTATCCGATAAGACTACCGAGGTTATATCACTCTATTTGGACTGCGTCAAGTTTTTATCTCTTAACCAAGTTCTCCCTTTCCAAAACATTACCTTGTCCACCCTCTTACCTCTTACACAAATCTTTACTTCCATTTCCCCGTACTCCCCCATCTTTTGAATCTCATCCTCAATCTCAATGAGATAAGGTTTATTTTCAGCAATATATTTAGCAAAATCTTCTGCACTTGTTTGTTCTGGGAATATCATATGCCAATTATGTTGTCACTGGGTTTAAATTTAGGTAAATTATTCCAGTCAATATCCTGTTTCTTGGTGTAACTCACTGCAAAGTATCTCAAAGCATCCATAGCATGATCATTAGCCTTTTCTGGTACATCAGGTTCATTTAAGTCTTGCGCTTGACTGACGCTTTTTTCTTTCCAGCGGTAGGTTTCGATTTCTTTGATTGTATTCGTGCAAGTTCCGAAGATAAACAATGAGGGCATGCCAACATT